CATAAATATTATCCAGACTTCTATGTAGAATATATTAATCGCACTTCTGGAAAAATAATTCAAGACCTCATCGAGGTGAAGCCCGAAAAGCAAATCAGAAAGCCTACTACGCGCGGCAAATCTAAAAAGACCCAACTATACGAAGCAATTACTTGGTCTGTTAATATGGCAAAGTGGCGCTCGGCGCAACTTTACTGTGATAAATACGGTTTTAATTGGAAAGTATTATCAGAAAAGGATATATTTAGATGAGCACTAACAGAACAGAAATTGAAACATTAATGGAACACCCATTAGAAGAATCGTTTGATATTGAACCGTGTACTACTATCACGACTAAAACAGAACGCACAACTGAGTTGACCGAAACAGAACAGTATGACGAGAAGGATGAAGAAATTGAAGGACAGTTTCAGGAAATCTATGACGCCGCCATGGCAGCATTCGAAGACCAGTGTGCCGAAGCCGAAGTTGTTGAAGGTAAGTACAAAGCAAGAAATATGGAAGTTGCTATGCAAGCATTAAACTCCGCCCTTCATGCCGTTAAAGAAAAGGCTAATCAGAAAAAAGAAAAAGATAAAAACGATGTCACTAAACACAAAACTGCTTCCAAGAACGTAACTAATAATAATGTTTTCATGGGTAGTCATCAAGAATTAATGGACCAACTTGAAGCTGGTAACATCATAGAACCAAAAGAATAGATTGGTAACCTAATTCATTCTTAAAGTAAATACTATTATGAAAGAAATATTATTAGAAAGATTAAGGTTGAAAAAAGAATTATTGTTGTGTGAAAAAGACCCAATATATTTCATGCGTCGGTATGTAAACTGCGCTCACCATGAGCATGGCACGGTACCGTTTTTACCTCATCCATTCCAAGAAGAATATATTGGTGCGATAGCTAAAGGTAATACAATCGTAGCAGCTGCAAGACAAGCAGGCTCATCAATTACAACAACACTATTTCTTTTTTGGGAAGGATTCTTTCAAAACAAAAAACAATTGTTTACAGCGAATAGAATAGAAAACGCTGCAGATAATCTACAATCAATACGCCATGCGTATATGACAATGCCACGTTGGATGCGCGATTATAATCCGATGGTAGTAAACAATAAACATCGGATAGAATTTGCGAACGGTAGTACGTTTATGGCAGTATCGTCATCGCCTTATTCGTTTCGTGGCATCCGCCTTGATACGGTATTCTTGGATAATTTTTCACAAATGCGTTCAAAGGAAGATGTAGTTACTTCAATAATGCCAGCAATATATTCACATGGTGGCAAAGCTATCATAGTATCATCTGGCGACGGTTCAGAATTGTTTAGTGATATGTTTTCCGATGCCGCAGCAGGTATTGGTTCTTTCACGGCAATAAAGATAGTACCAGACAATTAAGACTTAAAGATTAAGTCAATTATATCAAGGATGATATCATGGCAAGAAAACAAAACGAACGATTAAGAACCGCACACACCCGCGTTGAATATAACATGGAGCAAGTTTTAGAATTTGCTAGGTGCGCCCGTGACCCAATCTACTTCATAAAAAATTACGTTTACGTACAACATCCAACAAAAGGTAAAGTGAGGTTTGTCCTTTACCCTTATCAAGAAAAAATGATTAACGCCTATATGGCAGGTCGCTACACTGTTGTACTATCTGCTCGACAAACTGGTAAGTCTGTAACATCAGCCGCTTACTTATTATGGTTTGCGATGTTCAATAAAGATAAAACTGTACTTATTGCAGCCAACAAAAACGATAACGCTATGGAAATGATTTTACGTATTCGCTATGCGTATGAAGAACTTCCTTTCTGGCTGAAAGCTGGCGTTAAAGATGATGGTTGGAACAAACACGAAATTGGTTTTGATAACGGTTCACGTATCGTATCTACTGCAACATCAGAAAACTCTGGTCGTGGTATGTCTATTTCATTATTGTTCCTTGACGAATTCGCTTTCGTTAAACCAAATATCCAAAATGAATTCTGGACATCAATATCGCCAACCCTTTCTACTGGTGGTAGTTGTATCATGACATCAACCCCAAACGGCGACTTAGATATCTATTCATCAGTATGGCGCGCAGCCAACCAAGGTTCCGTTAATGGTGGTCCCGGTGCGAATGGTTACATACCTATTCAGGTTGGGTGGGATGAACCGCCCGGTCGTGATGCAAAATTTAAATCAGAAGAAATTAGTCGTATTGGTGAGCGTCGTTGGAGTCAAGAGTATGAATGCGAATTCTTATCTTCTGACCAACAATTAATCGATTCACTATACTTGGCTTCCTTAACGAAACAACTAGAAGATGTAAAGCCCATATTTGATATCCACGGTGTTGAATTCTACGATAGAATCAAACCAACTGGAACCTATATAGTTGGTGTTGACCCATCGTCTGGTAATGGCGAAGACTATAGTGTCATCAACATATTTGAATTCCCATCCTTAATACAGGTTGGTGAATATCGCAAGAACACCATGTCCACATCTAAACTATATGGTGTATTGAAAAACATTATTCGGTATCTTGAAGATAATTCCGAAACTGTGTTCTTTTCAATCGAAAATAATGGTGTGGGTAATGGTTTAATTTCCCTATACGAGTCGGACGATGAACCTGTTGTATCAGCAGAATTCATATCCGAAACGGGCAAGGACAAGTTGGGTTTCACAACCACAGCTAAAAGTAAGATGAAGAACTGTGTGTCGTTTAAGGAACTTGTCGAAAAGAATCACATGACAATCAATTCTTGGCATACGCTGACTGAAATGAAGTCATACGTTCGCTCTAAAGGCGCATACGCCGCACAGATAGGCGCCACAGACGATTCTATATCATCTATCTTAATCGTCATCAGGATATTAGAAGAAATCGCTACATACGAAATGACAGCGTATGAGAAGCTATATTCTGCCAATGTAGATAATTGGGGCGAAGATGATTGGGACGGCTACGAAGGAGGTTATGATGACCCCGACGCAGATGATTCCCTACCAATGTTATTCTAGGGGTTGACAATTAGGTTAAAATCATATATACTCGCTATATGAACGATTTAAAAACAGAATTTATAACTTGGTTCCACAATGAATTCGCAGATACCGTGCTGTTTACAGACATGGACAACGTCTGCGAAGATTCCCCTTGGCACCGCGAAAGCACAGTAGCTGTCCATACCCGCATGGTTGTGGCGCAGTACTTGACGCTTGCCCTTGGTGGTAACACTTGGGACAACATTGACCTTTGTGGCGCATTCGCCGCAGCATTCCACGACGTTGGCAAACCAGAAGCACGTACCGAAGCATTCAAACCAGAACGCGGCGTGTACTACCGTTACGGTGGTCACGAGTTAATCTCTGCTCGCCTGTGGGAAACATGGGCTGTAGAAAATTGGATAATGCTTGAACGTCGGTTTGACTTCAAACCATTGGATATATACCGTACTGGTTGGATGATAGAAAATCATCTTCCATGGGATATCAAGAAGACAGAGAAGCGTAGAATGTTAGCGTTAACTGCTAATCAAATCCTTGCTGGTAATGATGCGTTTGTAGCATTAATAAAAGCTGATACATGGGGCAGAATATCCGACGACGCTACAGAAAAACGCGCGAAGGTAAATGCTTGGTGTGAAGAGTTTGATACGCTTTGTGACGAAGTTGACGATGTCGATGAACCTATCGAAGCTGATGGTTATGACGTTAAGCCAAAATTGTTTATGCTTATCGGCGCGTCGGGTTCGGGTAAGTCATCGTTCTATAACTTGGTGGGTGGTGAAATGGAACACTTTTCATTAGACCGCTTCCGCCTTGAATGGTACGCACCTGACGACTACAAGGAAGCGTTTGCACAAGCATGCGCAGATAAGGGTTTCATGAACAAGGCAAATGCAGAATACGCGACAATGCTTAAATCAGGCAATGATGTTGTGGTAGATAATACCAACACTTCAAAGAAACGCCGCGCACATTACATTCGTCAGGCTCGACAAGCTGGCTACTACACAATTGGTGTTGTTTTCCCAATATCCTTACAAGAGGTTATTAATCGACAACACACGCGTGAAGACAAGAATGTACCAGAAGAAGCGGTGCGGCGCCAGTACAATACCACGTCACTGCCTTCCTGTGGCGAATTCGACGACATTTATGTTGTAGATAGTAACCTTACAAAATAAAAGCCCTTATTGGGCTTTTATTTTTTCCATGGATAAATACACCATGGAACTTAAATTTGAAATAATACGCGGCAAACGAATCAACGACCAGCTAGAAGAATTGGAATTACTTGCTGAACGTTCTACGGTTCAGAATCTTGACCAGAACACACAGGGCTTCTTGCCATCTACCACGAAACGCCAACACGCTACACAACCCCTTACTGTTAAGGAAATGGTGTACTTGCCATATGTCGGTACCAAAAATTTAAACGTGAGTGCCCTCGTTCACTCGCCACCTAACCACCACGCACAAGCCAACAAAAATGAAGCCGATTATACGACTGCGATAATTTTTAATAATGTTGTATATGAAGATGAAAGCACAGATACCAACATAACATTTACTGCGAAGGATGGCAAAGAATATAACATGCAGCCAATCAACCTTGCCGAAAATACAGCACGTGTTAATTGTAATTGTTTGGATTTCTTCTATAGGTTTAAATCGTATAATGCAAAAGATACCAGCTTGGCTGGTCGTGCACCACCACCTTACAAAAAGGTGCCGGGTTCTACAAGAGGACCATCAAATATTAAACGCGTTCCGGGTTTATGTAAACATTTACTACAGACGGTTGAAGCTTTGAAGCAGGCTAAGATGGTTACTTAATTTTAGATGAATCTAAAATAGCTTTAATTTTAATATCGTTAGGATTGATTGTTGGTTCTTCAGGAACGTTCGGAACAATCACAGGAACGCTTTCTACTACTTTTGGTTTTACTTCCAAAGCATCCTTAATAAGACCTTTAACCTTTTTGTCCTGTTCACTAATTACAGGCTTGTCTCTATTCATCCAAGCAGCTGCCATATCAGCAAAGTTATCTTCTGATTCTATTGGTTGTTCGACAACAACCGGTGCTTCTGGTGGAATATAAACTTCTTCTTTGGCAACCACTTTCTTAACTGGTTTTGCTTCTGCGCGCTTCTTGACAACTTTCTTCTTCTTAGGTGCCACAGGTTTCTTCTTATTAACGACGGGTGTCTCTGGATGCTTTTCGGCAACCTTACCAGACTTAACGACGGGTTCTGGAATAACAGACATCGTTTTTCTATAAGGTTCAAAAAAGTATCCATCGATGATAACTTCTAACCTAAAGGGATATGCCTTTCTTGTAAGCTGTGGTAATGGTGGAATGCCAACTAACCATTTATCGCCATCTGGATTTGTACAATCAAAGGAATAATGAACCTTTCTGTCTTCAATAACCAAGCGTACCACAGGCTCCTTCTTTTGGGCGCCAGTAATATTAATATCAAATTCCAGCTCATTATCGCGGGTTTTGACTATTGATATTGATTCGGTCATGTTAAATTCTCCAGTGGTTCATGTATTTATCGTTATTATTCTTTATCGCCCTTAAATTTGACAACAATTTTAGCAAACTTATTCTTCATGTTTGCCACCTTGATAGTTATCATATCACGGGTTTTGCTTAAACTTATTCTTCATGTTTGCCACCTTGATAGTTATCATATCACGGGTTTTGCTTACAAAATTCAACACTTCTATGATAAATTCTGCACGCTTACTTGAAACAACGTACATTCTTTCGGTTACCTTTTTCTTATGTGTAATCCGAATAGTAATTGTTCGTGGAATATCATCATCCCAATCCTTTGTTTGGTCTGGCCAAAATGGTCGTGGATGAACACTTCCGCCACCGCCGCCCGGTGGTTCAATTGGTGGAATAACTGGCGAGCCTGTTGGCGGTGAACCAATCGGTGGTGAACCAATCGGTGGTGAACCAATCGGTGGTGAACCAATTATGATTTGAAGTGGACCTAAATGAAAGAATCCAAGAATCATATTAGTATGATTACCGCCTAAACCATTTGTAATAATTCCCGGCGTTACACCAGCCATTTTATGGTGAACCTAATACTGGAATTCGCTGGAAAATACTGATGACACTTCCAACACCACCAGCATCTTTCAAGTCAAAGACTGTCAATGGTGTAACTTCATCATCTTCATAAATTGTTAAGGTGAAATTGACAGGGTCAATAACACTTTTATTTCTCTGATACTTAATAAGGTCATCTACAACTAATGATATGTTACTTACAGTAACTTCTATCGCATCCACATCAACCTGCATATTGTCAATCTTAATTTCTATATTATCAAGATTGGTATTTTGTACAAACGAAATACCCGGTGTGCCTGTACTATTATCTTCTAAATGATAGACGCCGCGAACTACAAGTTCGCCTGCCGTTACACTACCATCCAATATTAATTGACCAGATATAAAATCGACGCTGGTTGGTGTGTCTTGTGTTTTATTTACAAATTTAAGACCACCAGTAAACGCCCGAATAGCTAATTTATGTGTCGTATCGTCGTAGTCAATTTCGGGCGCCCCCTTACCGGGAACACCAGAATAACAATCTAAGATGTACGATACTGCATTATTTGTTGAACTTAATTTTATACCACCAGATTCTATGACACTATTAATCATCGCACCTTCGAAATTTTCAAGCGAATTAACAACACAGTTCGATAGAGCAACTCTACCACCCAGCGTTCCTTGTAAGTTACAAGTCCTAAATCGTGTTAGTTGTGTAGAGGCACCCGCCTCAATAGTGACTTGCGATTTTATAGCATTCGGTCCAATTAAAGTGAAACCATCTATATTGTCCGTAGAAAATACTGTAATGTCCTCATCTATCCATATGTCAGCAATAACTTCTCGTGCTGCAATTGTTGCCGCATCTGCGATAGTTTTTACTGGATGTCCGTGAGTTCCAAGTGGATACGCGGTACCATCAAGACCCTCGTTAAGACTTACGTGAACGTGGTCGCCAAACGCTGAACGTTTTTGTATCTCGCCCATAGAATTAGCAACAACACCATTAACTTGATATTCCCAAACTGCTTGGGCATTATCTGTTGCTGCTGGGATACCACCAATAATTGTTGCGGAAGATGATGCAGAACGAATAATTTGTGTAAACGCCGTCGGTGTGATTGGCGTTAATTCATTGCCTAATAAATCGGTGCCAACAATGTTTCCGCCAATAATTTCACACTGGACAATATTAAAAATGTGATACACATCGCCGATATCAAAAGAGTTGTCAATGCCATTAACAAGGGTTTTTGTGATTATACGTATATCGGATACTACTTCATATACTTCTGCAATACTCTGGTCTGTAAAATTGATTACTAAAGACCCACGCGCAATGTCCCCAGTCGTAAACGCTGCATTTGTGTCATGTAAATCTATAAGTCCATCTATACGTGATGGACTATTACCAACTGGTGGTAAACTTGCTGTGGTTACTGTTCCTGTTTGGGCAGGGTCGGTTCTACCTTCAAATGCTATTTGAGTGTTTAATAAATCAGCAGTAATACCTACCGATACACCACCACCAAGATTTTCCTTACCCGACGCATCTAATAACTTATATCTGGATTGACCTTGAAAGGTATCCTCGCGTTTTCGAAGTGTATCTACAATATCTTGGATGATAAATTCTTGCGACGGCGCATCAACTACAGCTATTCTAACTATAGGGGCGTAATCAACAATAACATCATCGCGTGTTGCCATATATTAACCTACTACTTCCGCACCCAGATAACGCAATTTCATATCGCGTTGGACGCACAGTCCTTTTATTTCTCGCAGTTCTGCGATGCTTGTATATTCTTTTGCAATAACCCCATC